GGCCGGCGAGACCGGGGTTCTCGATGCGGCCATTGTCACTATGGGCGCGGAAGCGGCGGGTATCGCCACCGGCGGGGTCGCACTTCTCGTAGCGGGCCTAGGCTACGCGATCTATCAGGAAGTCGAGACAGAACGGGAGTCGCAAAAGCTCGCGGACAGTTTTGCGCTCACCGGCCGTTCTGCACTGGATTCCGCGGCGGGTGTCCGCTCCCAACTGGAGTTTCTTTCGAGCGTCTCGGGTGCCAGCCGGGAAGCTGCGCAGAGCTTCCTCGGATACGTTGCCGCCCATGCCAGCATCGATCCTGTCATCGCCAATGAGGTCGGACAGCTTCTTCCCAGCTTCGTCGAAATGTTCGGCAAGCAGGGCCCGGAAGCTGCGGGACATTTGGCCGAGACACTCAGCAATCTGACCGAGGAGGGTTTCAAGAAGCTCGACAGCACGCTGCTGCATCTTTCCCCGGAGCAGTACGAAACCATCCAGAATCTGATCGAAACCGGAAAGACGGCCGAGGCCACCAGCGCGATCATGACGGCGCTGTCGCAGCACACCGGGGTCTACATCAAGTCGCTTGGCGATCAGGCCTACGATGTCGAGCAAAAGATCAAAACCCTCCAGGACAGGTTCAAAGGCCTGTCCCTCGCGCGCATCGCCGAGACCAATCCGGAGATGAAGCAACTCATCGCTTCGCTTGTGGAAATCCAGAGGCTCCGCGGCGAGAAGACACACCAGGCCGACGATAATGCGTACAAGGCCGAGTTGGACTGGAATCACAAGGTCAACCAGTCGCTGGATCAGCATCAGGTGATTCAGGATAAAATCGCGCGCGCACAACGCGACGAGGCCACGGCACTGTCCCATGGCCGGACCGGTGACGCCGCGAGCTTCGCAAAGACGGCAGCCGCCGGGCAGGCAGAGCTTGCGGCTCTCGACAAGCGGGCGAACGATGAATCCCTCCGCGACTTCATCGCCCACGAAGATGCCAAGGTTGCCGCAAGCAAGCGCGGATCGGCGGAGCGCATCCAAGCCGATCAAAGAGAACTCGAAAGAGCAAGGAAGCTCTTTGGAGAAAATTCCCGCGAGTATGACGACGCGCAAAAGAAGCTTGGCGAGGAGAAGCGCGCCGCCGGCGAGGCTGGCGCCCGGGCCGATTCCAAGACGGTGGAAGACGCCCGCCACACCGCAGAGGAACTGGCGCAGATCCACCAGAACGCGGCGCTCAAGCATATCGAGGCGGAGGGCAAGACCAACGAATTCCTCCTCGCGATGGGGCAGCAGACGCTGGAGCAATTCAACGCGCAGGCGATCAAGCTTGAAAACGATCGCTACAAAGCCGAGCTCGAGGGTTTGAACGAACGCCGGAAAGCCCATGAGGGCGACAATGCCGCGCTTGCGAAAGACAATGCGGAAGGTGAAGCCCTCGAGCAGGGGCATACCGACCGGCTGACTGCCATCAACGAGCGGTACGACGAGAAGAAAAAGGCGGCTCAGGAAAAGGCATTCCAGGATTTCGTCAAAGACGAGCAGGCCAAGCTAACCGCAGCCACTGCGGCTTACGAGGCTCAGTTCAAAGCCGGTGTCATCAACGAACAGCAGCGGCACGATCTCGAGGTCGCGCTGACCGAGGCTGTCGAAAAAGAAGTCCTCGATCGCTTCGATGCGGAGAATAAAGGCCTTAAGGAAGGCACAGACGCCTACAAGAAGTATATCGAGGCGCGTAAGGCACTGGTCGCCGGCTTCACGCACACCATAACCGATGACAACAACAAACTCGTCGATGCCGAAGCGGAGAAGTGGAAACAGCTTGCTAGCAGCATCCGGTCCTCGTTCAATTCCGCGCTCGACGGTCTGATATTTCAGGGCAACACGCTGAAGCAATTCTTCGCGAACATCGCCAAGAGCATCGCGCAGTCCTTCCTCGCTATGGGCGAAAAGATCGTCGAGGACTGGATCGAGCAGGAGCTTCGCGCGCTGTTCGTGACACAGACGACCGAAGTGCAAAAAGCGGCTGCTGTAGAAGCCGGCGGCGAGGCACAAGTAGCCTTCATGCAACTTACCACTGCCGAAGGGCAGGCGGTTTCGGTCGCGGCCGGTTCGAAGCAGATTATGAACGACGCCTACAAAGCGGCGGCTGGCGCGTTCAATTCGGTGATGGATGCGGTGCCATTCCCGCTCAATGCAGTGTTGGCCCCAATTGCAGCGGGTGTCGCATTTACGGCGGTCGCCGCTTACGACACGTTGACAAGCGCCGAAGGCGGTCACGAACGAGTCGATAGCGCCGAAAAGCTGATGGTCACACACCGTGATGAGTCGGTGCTGCCGGCGCGCATATCGCGTCCATTGATGTCTTTCGTCGGCGATCTGCCGGCCATGGCCGAACTCGTCAAGCAGAACAGCGCGCCTGCCTTCGGCCTCCGCGCGTCCACGCCCGATCCGTCAAGTGTTGTGCCGGGTGTTGTTGCGCGCGCGGGATCGCCCGATCTTCGTTCGATTGCCGATGTCGGAAGCCTGCTTCCGGTCATGAGCCCAAGCACATCGGTGCGCGCGGCGCAGCGACCGCAGGCGTCGCAATCGGATGCCGATTATGTGGCGAGCCGCGTCGGCGGCGGCGGACGCGCGAGCGCATCGCCATCGCCGTCCAAAGCCCGCGGCGGCGACATTCACATTCACGCCTGGGATGCGTCATCGATGAACCAGTTCTTCCGCAAGCCGGCGAACCGCCGGACAATGGACCAAATCTCCAAGGACCGCGCCCGCGCCGGTTTCATGCCGGGCTGACATGACGCTCCCGCAACCCGTCCTCCCGGCCCGCAGCGGCATCATCCTAAGCCCGGATTTGGCGGATGACCCGGATGTGTTCCCCAAGCTTGGGGCCGCCGGATTCCAACAGAAGAGCTGGGTGTGGTCGACAACCGATCTCATTTCCAAAAGCGGGCGCCGCTTCAAGAAGCGGAATTTCAGCTATCCCACGACGAAGTTCTCGATCAGCTACAACAGCGGGCACGGCCTTTCGCAGCGGCCGACGAGGATGGACCTTGACCGGCTGGTGGCGTTCTTCAATGCGCGCAGCGGGCAGCTCGGGGATTTCTACTACTTCGATCCGAACGACAATGTCGTCGCGGGCCAAACGCTCGGGGTCGGAAACGGGGTAACGACACAGTTTGCCCTTGTTCGCTCGAAACGGACGTGGACCGAGCCCGTGTTCGCGCTGAACGGCGTTCCCACGGTCACGGTCAACGGCCTCAAGGTCACGAACTACACCATCGCCGCGCCGGGCGTGGTCAAATTCAATTCCGCGCCCGCCGATGGCGCGGTGGTCGCGTGGTCAGGCTCGTTCCTTTACTGGTGCGAGTTCACGCAGGACGAACTCACCGCGCAGCAACTGACCGCGCTGCTCTGGGAAAGCGACGGGCTTTCCTTCCAGACGATCCGGCTCTGAACCGATGCTACCGTGCACGCCGGAATTGGCCGCGCTGCTCGATGCCTGGCGCAACGACACGACCGTCGAGGTCTACGTCGCCGGGATTTACACCTTCACGCTGTCGAGCGGCACGAAAATCCGGTGGTCCGCCGAAGACCAGGACATCGTGTGGAACGGCCATACCTGGCTCCGCGGTCCCGGTATCACCAGCACACCGATCACGCGCCAAATCGGAACGCAGGTCTCGCAGAAAGATATCTCGCTCGTCTTTGATGACGACGTGACCGTCAACGGCGTTCCGCTGGCGAAGTTCATCGCATCCGGTGGCCTGTTCAATTCCACCATGCAGTTCGAGTCGGCCTATGCCACGTCTCCTGATCAGCCGATCATCGGCACGCTGCCGGAATTCTTCGGCCGGCTGACGCAGCTTCGCGATACCGGGGAGACGCGGGCGACGCTGTCGATCTCGGACATGCGATCCCTGCTCAATGTGCAGGTCCCGATCAACCTCTGGCAGCCATCATGCCTTCACACGGTATTCGACAGCGGCTGCAAACTAAACCGCACCAACTTTGCGAAGAACGGCACCGTACAGAGCGCGCCCGACGCGCTGACCATCGTCACCGACCTCTCGGGTGCGACAGATAGCTATTACGACCTCGGGAAGATCACGATCACCAGCGGCGCCAACGACGGACAATCGCGTTCGATCAAGACCCAGAGCGCCAACGTTCTTTCGCTGGTGCGCGCCCTGCCGGCACCTCTGCAGCCCGGAGATACCTTCACGGTTTATCCCGGCTGCGATCTCACGATGGCGACGTGCAAGGCCAAATTCAACAATCTCTTGCACTTCAAGGGCTATCCGTTCATTCCCACCAATGAGCAGGCCGCCCCGTGACGAAACTCACCTATTCCGGCCAGACCGAAGAGCAGGGCAGGGCGGCGATCGTCGCCGAGGCCCGCACCTGGCTCGGCACGAAATATCATCCCGGCGCCCGCGTCAAAGGCGTAGGCGTCGATTGCGGAATGCTGATAGCCGAGGTCTACGAGCGCGCGGGCATCATTCCGCGCATGGAAATTCCGGCCTATCCCGCCGATTGGCACAAGCAAAAGAAGGACGAAAAATATCTCGGCTTCATTCTCAGCGAGGGCCACTTCATTGCGCCCGGCGATCAGAAGCCCGGCGATGTCGCGATGTGGAAGTTCGGCCATGTCCGCAGCCACGGCGGCATTATCGTCGAATGGCCGAAGATCATCCATGCCACGTTTCAGGAACGAACGACGTGGCTGTGCGATTGCTCTGACGACGTGCGTTACCCGGCCGGCGCGGCCACGTTCTATTCGTTTTGGTGAGCCATGGGCGGCTCTAACACGGAGAACAAGGGCAACCGGATCAGCAGCTATCAGATCCAGTCCAGCGCCTACGGCAACCCGATCCCATGGGGCTGCGGGGCCGGGCGCGTCGATATCAATCTGATGTTCCTCGACGGCTTCACGTCACACGAACATCAGCAGCACAATGGCGGCAAGGGCGGCGGCAATTCGACCACCGACACCTACACCTATACCGCAGACGTTTTGCTTGGCATCTGCGACACGGCGAGCGGCCCGATCCGCGGTATCAACCAGATATTCCGCGACAAGAGCGTTTTCTCGGGTTTTACCGACGGGAATAACGACGCCGATCCCGATCTGTGCGTAAAGAAAGCCGGCCTCAGTGCGCTGCGCGTCGGCACGTCGGGACAGAACCCGTCGACCTTGTTCGACAAATATCCCGATAAGGCACTCGGCTACGACACGACTTCCTATCTCGTCGGCTCGCAATACCAGCTCAACGATCAGGGCGGATTGCAGAACCATTCCGTCGAGGTCTATTTCGCCTGTCAGGTCGGCGGCGGGATCGTCGATGCCAATCCCGGCGATTACGCGGGCGCGAACGGCATCGTTCATACCTTCCTCGACGCCATGATCCCGCAATGGACGGATGCCAATATCGGCGATCTCACCGACTACGGAACCTATTGCCTCGCTTCTGGGCTTCTGCTGTCGCCCGTGCTGGACTCCCGGCAGCAGGCCAGTTCCGTGCTCGACGAGATAATGCTGGCCTCGAACTCGGAATGCTGGATGCGCGGCGATGGCACCCTGCAGGTCAAGACGCGTGCTGACGCCCCGATCACCGGCAATGGCGTCACATACACACCGGACCTGACGCCGATTTACGATCTCGACCAGGACGACTTCATCGTCGATAACCCTGACGACGATCCGATCAAGATCGACACGCCGCAACTCGACGACCTCTACAACTATGTGCAGGTCACCTACAAAAACCGCCAGCATCAGTACAACGACGAAACGACGCCGGGCTTTGACCAAGCCAGCATCGACGAGATCGGGAAGCGCAAACAGGACCCGACCTCGATCCCCTCGATCAAGGATCCGGCTGTTGCCCGTCTCGTCGCGCAGTTGCTGGCGCAGAAATCCTCAAGCCTCGCCCGCCCGTTCACGTTCAACCTGCCATGGTGCTTTGCGCGGCTTGAGGAAATGGACCTCGTCACGCTGACGAACGAGTCCCAGGGTCTCGATCGCGTTCTGTCGCGCATCACCGAAATCGACAAAGACGGCGACACCGGAAAGCTGACGATCAAGGCCATAGAGGTGCTCGTCGGCACCGCCAATGCGCCGGTCTATCCG